ATTTGGCAGCACGACCATCAGCAAACACAAACTTGTAAACAGCTGTAACGCCCTGTGGGAAGACGCCTGTTACTTCGGTAACCTCACCCTTAGGGGTCAACAACTTATCGCCAATAACAACATCACCGATAGCTTTCCAGCCGTTAGGTGTTTTAACTCTAGTATCCAACGGATGTGCTTTACCGCTACCCACAGCACTGTCAAGCAGCAACCCCCTTAGGTGGAAACTGTTTACAATGATTGGATAGGTTTCCAAGAATTCGCGTTGTTGTGGAAACGGTACCGTGTTAAACAATGCAAGCTTCTTAAAGTCAAAAGTCTTCCCAATTGGGTTGACCGTGTCTTTTAACCAGGTATCTGATTCTAAGACCAACTTAAGTTCGTTCAAGTCACGCCGACGACTCTTAAGGTTTTGTAGCTTAAGCAGCTCTTTAAGAATCTTGTGGAGTTCAACTAAGAAAAAGTTATGTACTTTAAGCGTGTTCCACGAATCCCTGCGCAACTGATACTTTGTAATCAGAGACGTATTGTATAGCTTACCTATGTCAGCTTGAAGAAGATTGAACGGTACCCCGGTGATATGCACGTAGTTACCGATCTGTTTTGCTTTGACGGCGAAAAGATCAAACATAAATAGTCCTTTAAAGGTGTAATAAGTTTTCTGTACATAAGGTGTCAATACAGTTAACTGTTATACATAATCCGGTTTGTTAAAACCCTTGTGAAGTAAGGAAAGAAACAATGAGCGAACAAGATCAAAGTCCTTTGGCGCGTATCGTTGAAAACGCAGTGGCGGATGAAAAGAAAGATCCGTTTGTAGAGGCTTTGGAAAGTGTTGGCAAGCCTCAGCCGGAGATTGATCCTGCTTACGGGGTTGTGTCTGACCGCCCACGTTTTGCAATTGACCTTGATAAAGTCGCTGCCGGGGTTCCTGCGTACTACGTGTCGAATCTGGACCTTACGTCCATGACACATTATTACCCATGGCACCCAGTTGTGGCCGGTATTCGCGATATTCAAAGTCTGGAAGAGCTTCTCGATCAACATGAAGTCAATGGCGAATCGAACGAAGATTACGAATACCTGTGTAAGGCTTTGCGTAACTTCTTCTCCACTGTTCGTGCTGACGTAGAAGGCACCGGTTGTGTGATGCTTTACGACGGCATGATCAACTTTACTGAAGTTGTGTATATCCGTTTTAACCTGAAAGGCAAAGAGTCCGTTACCTACGTACTGGAAAGCAAGGCGTTGCCGCTCTTTGCTACAGTTTGGGCGCGAGCAGAGCTGTCTGAAGAAGATAAAGAAACGGCGATCAAATGGACTCGTCTGCCAGTTGCTAACAAAGATATGGTCGACCGTCGTTATCGTCGTAACGTTACCCAAATCGCTTTGGAACTCCCACACCTCTGGCTGCTCCCAGGCTATGACACCACGTTTGATGGCTTGGTCAACGGCGATTTCGCCATTATCGATAGCCAGATCGAAACGTTTAACAAGCGTCTGCGCCAATTGCTGAAAGAAGCAACTATCCAGGCGTCTGGTTTGATCCGTACTGTTTACAACAAAGATCACTCGTTGATCCTGGGGTTTCGTGCGACTAACACGTACGACCAACTCCGTATCTCGCTCGACAAGATCCCAGCCAAGTTGCCTGGTGGCGAAATCAACATTGGTGAAAACGAGATCCTCCTGTCGGATTGGGAAGGTCACAGTGCTCAAACCATCAGTGTTGTGCGCAAGGTCAAGAAATACGAGGTCCGTGCTAACAAACTGATTCGCGACACGCTGGTCCACATCAAAGACCATCCGTACATTCGTAAACAGTTTGCTGAAAACCTGCGTACTCAACTGATCGCGTCCAGCCACTTCATCAAAGAAATCTACGCTATCGGTATTGATGCTGCTCAACCGCTGGTTAACGAACTGGCAGAAGACATCATCAACAAACTGAACGCGCATGGTGGCAACATCGGTCTGGATCTTAACAGCTGGATTGTCTATCAGTACCACGACGACAATTCCAAGCCAACTCCTCTCGTCACTGATGAGTTGAACTTCAAGACCGAGATCTTCGAGAAGTACCTGGATCGCTTCATGGATTACCTGGGGGCTTTCCTTCAGAACGTTAAAAGTCCTTACATCCGTCCTTACACCCACCGTGTGGTAGTGGAAGAAGACGATGGTGTTGCAATCGGCAGTGTCCGCCGCGGTTAAGTAGCCACAGACATATAACCCCCTACCCCATTGCTGGGGTAGGGGGTTATAGCTGCATTTGTGTTAAGCTGCTTCTACCAGATACAGCGCATTGATAGTACCGCTCAAGCGCTCCAGGGCTGCAAGCATCTTGGACTGGAAGCCAGCCGTAGCGTTAACAATGCTCAGTGCAGTTTGAGCCGAAGTCAGACGAGCACGCAACTCACCTTTGTTCTTGTAAGGCTCACCCAGAGCTTGCCCGGAGTTACTGTCCTTACTCTTGCTGGCAATAAGGTCTTTGATAACCTTGATCTCTACTTCAAAGTCATTACGCTCTGATGCAAAGAACTCGCTAACACGTTTATGTTGCTTAACAGCTTCATTCAGAGCATGCTGTGTTGCAACAGCTTGGCTCATAGTTTTCATGCTGTCTACTTTTACGATCTCATTGATAGGTTTACCAAAAGCACCTTGAGTAAGGGCCTCACGGAAAACCTTGTACATGCTTTTGAAACGACCTTCGCCAATTTCAGAAGAACGATCTTTCTCACCATAAGCAACAAACTTACGACGAAGAGCTTCAGCACTACCGACACCTTTGATAATGCCTTGGCGCATATCTTTATCAATGTTAGCCAACTCTTCAACGATCTTGTCAACTTCCTTTTCTTTTTCGCGAATAGGTTTGACATTACCTTCGTTAAGTTTCTTGTTAATGTCCTGTGCTTTATTCTTCTCAGCGGAAGTAGCAGTAGAACTGTTGATGATCTTTTTAACTTTTTCTTTTGCCTTAGCACGTTTCTTTTCAACAACGGCGTCAGCTTTACCTGTTTGAGTAGACTCTTTAAGGGTCTTCTCGTTCTCGGTAATGGTGTCGGAAGCTTTATCAGCTTTGCTGCCAATAGTGCCGTCGCCTTTACCAAAGAAGAAGTTCCAGGCTGCTTTAAACAAACGCATGAGGAAATCCCACGCTGCTTTAAAGCCTTCCCCAATCGCACTGAAGATACCTTCGGCACCATCACGACGCTGGGCAAAGGTAATGGAGTCAGAAGCCTCCAGGCACGAGTACAGATAGCGCTGAGCCTTAGACAGACTCTCTGTACCAACAATTACTTCCATAACACCTTGAGCTACCTCATCAAAGTGTTCCGGTTCAGAAATATCCTGATAGTCATCAGAAACTTCGTCAAAAAGCTCATCCATTTTCTTATTCCAGTTAAGGTCGTTTAGACAGTGCGGTTTCTAGTTCCAAGATGTACGCGTCTTTCTTAACGATGAGCGCTTCCAGTTCCCTGGCCCTTGCCACATCATTAGTGTTGCTAGTGATCTTGCCCTTACGGTTGTTCTCGTAAGCGGCAGCCTGGTCGGCAGATACATAGCCAAGAGTAGGGATCGTACCAAGAGTCACAGTAGTGGTGATGCCAATGGTGGCCTCTACGTGGCTCTTGATATGCTCAATCTCTTTGGCCAGAACGTCTTTCATACCTGGAGGACATGGGCCAAAGTCAACAATGGCACACATGCGCTCGTAACTTACCCCATCAATCAACGGCCAGCTTTTGAGGTAAGTAGTCAACACGTAAGTAGCTACGTCCGAGCGATCCAGAAGACTAAGTACCTTAGCCCCAGATTTACGGGCTGTCTCCAGCACACGACTAAAATCCTCAGCGGCAACCCCTACTGGTTTGAACACCAGTGTGTACAGGTCGAGCTTGAGCGCTTCCATTTCATGAATGTTTCGGATTGCTTCGACCGTGTAATAAACATCTTCTTTAACCACGGTATCAAACGGCGCTTCTGCTTCGAAGCGACCGCGAGCATCAATAGACGGGATAATGTTGTTAGACGGCATGTTAGAGTCCTTGTACTCCATCCTGAGCCATTTGGAATTTGGTCAGGACCAGGTATTTAACTTTACCTACACGACGCGCAGCAAAGATCTTGTTGAAGCGTACAACGCGGGTAATCCCTGGCAGTGGTAGACTAATGTCAGTCATAACCTCTGCTGCTGCCAACAAGTTTTCCATGTTGCGGATGAATTCCATGGTTTGGAAATTCATCAAACCGAAGTTGTCATCGGTAGACGGGATGAGTGAGTAGTCTTCAAAGATCTGGTAGATCTTCTTGGTACCCTCACGGTTATTCAACTTGCCAACAAAAGAACACCCAATGGACTTCCAGAGGAAAGGAACGAACTGGGTAGATTTTATGACATGCTCCGGGGTCATAACTGGCGTAAGGAACTTGTTGACCAAGTCCATAGCAGTTTCCTCGTCAAAGATCGGGGAATAGTTACGAGCACCGTTAGTCTTGTTAAGCAAGCCATATCGGTTAAAGTTCGGGATAACGTAAAATTCGATTGGGTTGAAGAGATCGGGGATCTTCTCTTCCCATTTAGCCAGCGGGTAAGTTGAATTGTCCAGGATTTCCTTACGGATTTGTTCCAGAAGGATATCATCAGAGTCAACACCATTACCCCACCACGCGTAGCGCCACCAGCCTGTAACAGAGCGGGGCGTGTTGATCAAATCCATGATTTCAAACGGCATGGTACCAGTATCAGTCACCGGCCATTCGGCATTATCTGTAACGTCATGAAAACGTTGACTGATAATGTCTGGTGTTTGCGTGGCTAGCAATGTTTCCATTTGCTTGTAGTTCATTGGCATGAGCTGATCCATGGCTTTCAAGTCCAATGGATGCACTACCGCAAAACTTACTAGAGGGTACTGACGCTTGAAATAAGCATCAGCAAACCACAGATAAAAAGTCTGCTTCTCTGTACCAACAATATGCGAGCCCTGTACAAAGCTGGGGAGCCAGTACCGGTTATTTGTAGCCATTTCACCAATGTTGAGAATCTCAACCCCATTGCTAAATTGAGCCTGGAGTAATGCCAATGCACTTGGACGACTGTCGGTAATGTTACCGGCTTTAGTCTGTGCTACCAACCAGTTACTGATTTCCAATTGCTTGTTAGCAATTGCAGCCGGCATGACGATTTCGACATCGCCATCCAAACTGATAAAGTTGTGAAGGACAGTTGCGCTAGGTTGGTCTTTAATGCTGAAAATACCCTGATCCTTAGAGTACGTTTTAGCTTTGTTTGACAACTCACCAATAGGTGAGATAACCTTAACCGCATTGTCAGCGAATTCGGCGATTGCCGCAAACGACAAATAACTTTTAGTGGCCATTACTAACCCTCAATATAAGGAAATATATGCAGTTTACGCTCATAAAAGAGCTAGTTGACAGATTCATAGAATTCGCCCTCCATATGTCTAAGGGTGATACGCCTGAAGACCGACTCACATCGGCTCTAAAGACAACTTCTATTCTCATTACAGTTTTGACCATTGCGGTTGCAGGTCTTGTAATAGATGACCTAAATATCAGACGAGCAATGAAGGACTATGAATCTGCTATTGACAAGCTAGGATTTCTGTTAAAGCCGGAGAACATGGTGGGGAACGCCAAAGCGCTTAGCAATTTGACTGAGTCAATTGACGGCTACGCCAATACCCTGCGTAAAGAGAACACGAAATTAACTGATGCTAACATCACCTTGTTCTATGAGAACTATTGGATTCAGGTGTTGTTATCTAGTCAGAACAAAGAAGTTCAGTTGTTACGACAGAACAATTCAGTGCTGTTGCAAAAGTGCGTTAAGTAGGGTAATTAAACTTTACTGCGCTGGTCTTCTATGGGCAGGCTAGTTAAGAGTAGACAAAATGGCAGATTTAGAACGCACAATGAATTTGGTCCTGTACATGTCGGCCAAAACATTGGAAGTGCGACGCAAGCAACTGCATTACTTAGGAGGCCATGGGTACACATATACCGTGGCTAACGAAGGTAAGAAGAAGCTTGCTAAAGATGTTGCGACCACAAATGGGTATTATGTAAGTAATACCCAGAAGGCGAATACCGTGGTTGTCGTTGATGATATTATCTCGATGACCATTCCCAACGCTGACAGTTTGATTCAGGCTGTGTTGCTTGGTTTTAAAACGGTATTGGCTAAGTTTGTAGAAGAAGGTTCAGTTTATAAGAATCTTTGTTTGATCACCCCGCACAAGGTGTTGCAGGAGGTCTACAAGCTCACTACAGCAACGTTAAAGGAAAAGGTAACCTTCGGTAAGCTGGAACTATCGCCGGCTGACATGGAGGTGCTCAAAGAGACTGTGCTGGTTATTGATGCCTTTAAAGCGGCTGGTGTTTCTAAAGTTATCTTTGACTTCCCGGGCAGCGCTGAAGGTGGGGCGGGTAATCGTCTTGCGTTTAAGCAAGTGGAGATGGCGGAAGTTATCTCTACGTTTAGTGACGACAAGGCAATCGACTTCTTTGTTGTACCTCGCAAAGTTTACGAAAACCCCGAAACTGATTTTAATAAACTTGTTACGGCCACTCGGTGGTATTACGACAGTCTTAACGTAGAAGTGTTTTACGAGCTTATTCATGGGTACCGTAAGTACTCGTTTGGTAAAGTTGAACCAGACAAGAACTATTACGGCAAGACAACACCCGATGTTACCTATTCGGCGTTGTACACCAAAACTCCAATAGCCTTGTTGGATAAGCTGTTTGAGTTCACAACTCGTAAGGTTGACAACCCGAACGGTTATTTGGTGGGTGGTGATCTTAATCACCTGACAAGTAAAGAAGTTGCTCGTTTGATTGACACGCATCCGGCAATTCGTGAAGGCAACAACTTGGTGTCACCAGTAACCAAAGGTAACGGCAAACCAATTCTTATTGAGTTGATTTCTCCGGTGCTCATGAGTTATCGCATTCGTGATGAGTTGGCAGGGTTAGATGTACTGCTGAACATGTTTAAAGCGCGTGATGACAACAACAAGCATGGCACTACCACGTTTATTGATGTTACCGACGACTTCTTGGTCAAGACAGAAAACAAGAAGGGTGATATTAAAGTCACTCTTAATCCAGCATTCAATACGCTGAAGACTGTTTTCAAGTTTAGTGTGCCTCACCCTAAAGCAGTTAAGCCTGTTGTGCTGACTCTTAGCGTTGGGTATGACATGCCCGATCGGAACTCGTTTAACTCGATTACCTGCCCAAATGCAAAAGTCTGGGTAGCGGCTGACACACGTAATGCAAATGGTGTGCGGTATTGCACATTGGTAGAGACGGATGATCACATCTATATCCATACCTCTGCCGAAGCCAATCTCAAGGTATTGTCATTGGCTGAATTAGGTCGAAGCAAAGAGAAAGCTTAAAGCACACCTATACCCAGGAGCCTGCGAGGGCTCCTGGGTATAGGGTTATATCTGCTTAGTACTGAAGTTTCTTAACGGTTTCTACTTGTGCAGCAAACACCGCAGAAAGTTCGTTAGTCAACACCATCATTGCAGCAGCCACGTTATTCAAGCCAGAGAACTTGGTAACAACCTGTTCAATGTCCTGCATGGTCTGCTCGTCAATGATCAGGTCACTTGCTTTAATCTTGCGCACCAACAGTTGCCCGATGTTGTAAACGTCTTGCCAGGTTTTGGCGAGCACTTCCACATCACGACCACCGATAGTTTTGACAGCGTTGTTAAACGTGTTGAGCACGTCCCACATTTCGTCAAAGCTCATGTACACTTGATTAAGGTTGTAAGTAACCGAACGACTGGTCTCAGGCAGGTCTTTAAGGAAAGTCTCAGCCTTGTTAACAGCCATGGAGAAGTCACTTACGGCCCACTTGAAATCACTCTCCATACGGCCTTTAGAGACTACCTGCTTAAGCCAATCATATAGCCTGGCCGCCTCAGTTTTAAGACTACCAATGATGTAAGCGCCGCTGATAACAGCTTTGGTGTACCCCATCATGTTACCCATACCAGGAATGAAAGCTTCTGGTGTCAGGATTTGGACAGTGGTATTCTTAACGTAAAGGATGCCATTCTTTTCCAGTTCTCGCTTAACGCTGAGGAACTCTACTGGGTGGACACTCTTGGACAGAGAAGCCAGACGACGGTCCATGCCACCACCAATCTCTTTGAGGAAGAGATTAATGCTTTCACCGATGCTCAGTGCTTCAAAACCGGAGATGCTCAAAATTTCTGGATGTTGTACTGAACGGATAACTTCACGACGTTGGGCAGCTTCTTGTTCAGAGGTAGTGCCAACGTTGTTAGAAGGGTTTAAGTGTTTCATAACTACCTCATCATAAGTATAAGCTGATAGAGCTTTTTTGCTCTATTTAAAATATTTTTCATAAAATACAGGAAACGGGATAAATGTCATCAGCATTTAGCTTCTTAGAAGAAGTAGAGTCTTCCGATTCTATCATTCCGGCATTAAACATTAACCCCATTTCTGACATCATCAACGGTGAATATGTTCTGGGCCGTGACGGTGTCATGTGGCTGAATGGCGGGGCTGTACATAATAACGCCAAGACTGGCGGTAGCAACACTCAAAAGACCGGTAGCAGCATTGAAGACATCGTTACCGTCCTGTGGCGTATCCCCACGTCGGTTGCCTTTGTGGTAGATATCGAGGCCACCTTGCAAATGACTCGTATTGCTAAAGCGTACGACCGTCACGCAGGCATCCCTGGCGAATTCATGAAGAACGTGTTTAACAAACGCTTCTTCTATTTCAACAAGAACGATGTGAATGCTAACCCATTCAAGAACCCTGCTCTGGAAGGTACTATTTCCGGTGTTGACGGTACTTGGGTCCACCATCTGTTCAAAGACCTGAACACCAAAGTTAAAGCGGATATCAAAGCCAAGAAGAAAGGGGTCTACATGGACCTGCCTTATTTTGGCAATGACGGTAAACCGTTGCAACACATTACCCCGATCATGTCCTTTGTTGACTCGATCTCTGAAATGCCTTTCCACAAGGTCTCTGCTCACTTCCAGGAAGGTGACGTGGATGACGGTGGTGAGAAGCGCACCCGTGACATGCAAATCGGTAACATGCGTCGTATCGTGTTTGAAGATGCCGATAACCTCGGTGGTGAGATTGGCATGTTCCAATGGTGGACTGCTCAGATCACTGACGTTATCAACATGACCGGCCGTCCACAAGAAAAAGAATCGGTCTTTATTGCTCCTGGCAAAAAGCTGAAAGCCCCACGTTCCATGCTGCGTATTCCACAGACGGGTATTCGTATCGTCAGCGGTAGCGCAATGAAGAGTAACCAAGAATGGATGTATCCAAATCCATTTGGCAATGACGTTGTACTGGACCCAAATGCAAAAGAAAACCCTGATCTTCTGTTCTACCCATTTAACGTATTCCGTAATAAGAGTGGCCTTTCTGGTGGCGACTTTTTCTTTATTGGCTCACAAAGCCTCGGAGTACAATTTGGGTTGACCATGTACCACTATTGCAAGACCGCCAAGATGTGGGGTTTTGAAGGTTCGGCTATCAGTCACTGGAACGTTCTGTATCCAGAACTGAAAGTTGGTCGTACTACAATCTGGGACAAGACCATGTCTGACCCGAAACTTTATCGGGCGCTGACCATTTGCTATCAGATGGGTCACATGCAGCAGATCTGGTTGGATCTGGACCGCAAGTATCGTATGACTCCAAAAGAGCTGTATGACAAGATCAAAGACCAGGGCTACGACTGGGACGATATTTTGAGCAACACTGTTGATTACTGGCACACCAACCCTTTGATTACCAAGCACTCCTTGCCTACCCTGGAACTGCTTCGTATCGCTATTGGCGAGCGTAAGCCATATTGGATTAAGTAATTTATCACTTTTATAGAGGGGTTCTTCTTTTACGGGAACCCTACTATATTTATTTTTGTTAGGGGTAACAAGGGATGACACCTGTTATTAGTTCTAGTGTAGTTCTGGTAGTTGCCGATAGCGGCTTTGTTAGTTTGTGTAAAAACCCGATCGATTACCTTACTCGGTTGCGTACAATTTTGGGCAAGCGCTCAACGAATGTTACTGTAATGACAGTGAGCGGTCGTTACGGTGTAAGTACTATTGACGAAGCATTCAAAGCTTTGGCAGTAGATGACAAAAACAAAACTGTATTTGGTCAAACATTGGAAAACGTGGCCGGGATTGTAGATGAACTGTTGGTCGTGACTAACAGCTCTAGTGATCCATTCATGGCCGCGGCTAAAGAAGTTCTTGGCAACGCGCAAAAGACCATCACCACGTTCGGCTACGAAAGGAAGTAAATCATGGCTGGTAATCGTGCAGGTTTTGAGAAGTTCATCCTGGAGTTTATGGACGCGCTTACTCCTGGTGGTGGTAATGGCAAAATTTACCGCAAGCTGTTTGCTGTTCTTAACGATAAACAGTTAGACGACATCGTAGTTGCTATTGAGGCGGGTAAACCACTCAGTGTTTGGATTAGCAACTGGGACCGTAAAGAGATGATTGACTTTGCGGTTATTCAACGTCTTGCCAAGAAGTATGGCGTTGAGTATGAGCAGCAGTTGGTTGTCTATGACGGTGACACCGGGATTAAGTCTGTTACACCGCACACCGCAATTACCGGCCTGGTGCGTATCCGTAAACAACGTCAGATGCTGGTAACCAAGTTTGGTGCTGCGACTAACGACCACAACATTGATGACCTCACCGGCCAAGTAATGGGTGACAGTCGTAGTACTGGCGTGAGTCAGCCTGAGATTACTGTTCTTCGTAACTTGGGCCTGGACATCATGTCCAACGAATTGTACAACGTTAAAGGTGGCGACTTGGATGCACTGCGTCATTACAAGAATGACCTGTTAACCACCGGTAAGACTAACACCAACGCAAGCCTTCGTAAAGGGTCCATTGCCAAAGTACTACAGACGGTTTATTATCTGTTTCGTGCACGGCACTTGGATAGCAACATCAACAAACGGATGGGCTAATCATGGATAAGGTTGAATCACCTTCGGTAGTTATTACCGAGGAAAATCTCACCGGGTTACCTTTCTTGCGTAACCTGGCAATTGGCATGTTTAACGACTGGGACTTTAGCGACATTGATGAGACCCGGGATCTGATAGAAGAAGTTAAGACAATCTTTCTTATTCCATTGGTAGAGTTCGACAAAGCCTACGAGGAATTTAACAAGAAACTAAGTGTTGGTAAGAAAGTTAACATGCTGAATGATCGGTGGCGTGTTTTCTTGCTGACCTTTGTAACCGAGCTGGGTGAAGAATCCAATGCTACTCTTTCAAAGTTTCTGGATCTGGCTAAGCGCATCTTTCGTGACGCTCCCGGCGGCGATGAGCTGTTTGCTCGCAAACTGTTTGACGGTAGCGGCTCGACTGCACCAACACTTGGTAGCGTACCATCAATGCGGATTGACTACGTCATTCTGTTGGTGTTGCGTTTCTACGTGGCCAGCGTGACTAAAGCTCCACCTAGGCCTGTTGAGCCTAAAGCTAAAGGCCCTGGTAAATGAATAAAGACATTCTTATCTACGCGGATCTGGATTCTTTCTACGATGTGCGCCGTGCGTTACTGCAATACCTGTTAACTGAGAAAGATTTCCCCCCAGTAGCTGGTCAGACTGATAAAGAAGAAGTCGACTACGCTAACCTGCGCAAAAGCAAAGGCGATGAGCTGTGGGATAAATACCTTTCCAGGAACTACAGGGAGCGTCGTTACGACACGTTCAGTTATCCTGGGTTGGGTATCGATCAGGCTAAATTTAAAGAGATCTACGATAAGCGTTCAGTTGAGCATTGGGCTACTGGGATGTTTTATCCTACCGCTCTTACTAAGCGATTGTTTTCTTGTGTCATGGATATTGAAAACATTGCAGAACGCCCAATCGAGATCTCTTCGATTAAATTGTTTGTTAACACATTTCCCTACAGCTTTGATGAGGACCTCCTCAACATGCTTAAGGAGTCTTTGCGTGTTAGCTTTAAAGGTATGTTTGAGATCAAGACGATCTTCTCTGACCAAAGCCTGCAAGATGCTGCGTTCTACGGTCAGTACAACCATGTCTTCCGTTACAACTTGCTGCTGGATGAAAGTAGCAAGGCTTTGATGGACACGTTTACGATTAAGCCTATTCCGGATACGTCGTTTGTTGTTCCAGACATTCAGCTGTTTAGCCAGAACACTTTTGAAGGGGACACCAAAGACTGGATGCTTGCATCTTTCATCTCCCTGGGTCCTTCGCTTAAGCTGTTGCCTATCGAGCACAGTCTGTACGACTATCTTGACTAGCGAACATAACCCTATACCCTACCGGCCTTCTGGGCCGGTAGGGTATAGGTCTTATTACGTCAAACCGGATTACCGGCAATATCAACAATCTGATTACCTTGTACAAGCTCGTTTTCACTGATTGGCTTAACGTCCAATCCTTCGATGAGACTTTTACTAGGGTCAGGCATAAAGCTGTTAAAGTCGAACACAGGAATTGCAAGAGCACCAGTCTTGATCATGTTCATTGCATCAAGCATCTGCTTAAACGATACAACGTTATCTTGGTTCTCTTGTTTCTTGGCTCGTTCTTTACGGTCGTCCCGTACAGTCTTTTCCATGTGGCCAATAAGGGAGGTAACACCTTCAAGCAAACTAGCACTACGAGGGTTATCCATGTAAGACTGCATTGCATAACGCAGAAGAAATTGACGGTTCTGTTGCAGAGCAGTAACGAAGCTAACTTGCTCTTTATCTTCTTCTTGAGGGTGAAGAGTATCAGCAAGAAGTTGGAGAAGGTTGTTAACATCATCTTCTTCTATCTTACGTTTCTGATCCACTAAAGGGGTAGCCGAAACAGTAGTGTCGATGGTCTCAGTAATTAGCGTTGTCATAATTTTTTAAACCTATATTACTTAAGTAGAATAATGGAGAGTAATTTATGAACCAGTTGTTTTTGTTGTTTAAAGATCTACCAGTTGTAGGCAAACCGATTAAACGTAAACTGTTTTCAGAAGCTATCTCAAGCATCGATTTGATTATAGCCAGAGCAAAGCACCCGATGGTCAGCTTTGACTCAACAATTCATGATCTATACGATTGTCTTAAGAACGTCCCACTAGAGCTTGAAAACGATTTTGAGTGGCTTATGACACTCGACATCTCGGCCTACACGAAAACGTCTGGAGAAGCCTTAGAGCTACTTCAGCGGGTAGTTACCGACGAGCGTTTCAAGTTCGATCCGTTCTTTCATCAACTGGGTGACATCACAAGGGAACGTGAATTTCTGGATTGGCACAGCAACCATAAAGCAACTCAAACATTTATCTACAAGTTTGCACAGCTACTGCACATCTACTGTCTTGAGTTCCCTAAAGAACACGAGCGGGAAGAAGGCCAACGTTTTGATGCGGTTAACCGTATCGAGTTGTCAGTAGGGCTCATGGAGTTCTTTAACTCTCGGTACTTCAAGTTAATGCTGGATGACTTCCTCACTGTGGTGCGGATTGCAATCCATTCCCAGTTGAGGTTGGTCAATGACAAAGCCCTCTAAAGGGAGGAAAGAACTCAAAGCAAATAAGCTAAGTTCCATTTCTCCTAAGTATGTCGAGGATCACCAGTTAGAGGATTCTCCAGCAAAGCTGTTCCGTGCAATTCTTAGAAAGATGGAGATGAACCCATTTCGGTGGAATAACTTCTTAAGTCGGTATCTCGATTGGGTAGTCACCAATCCAGATCCAGAAAAGGCTAAAGTCGAGCGGCAAACCCGAAGCGGTAATATTCGGGACACTTATTTTCATACACCCAGACTAACATTCAACAAATTCTTAGAAGGCTTAAGCATTACAGAATTTGAAGAATGTCAAATAGACATTACCGTAAAAGACCTTAATGGTAACATCATAAGGGTTTCAGACAGCATCAAGTTGGTGACTAGAGATCGTAAGAAGTTGATCGAAGTTGCAGTTACCAAAGAAGCTGAAAAGAACAAGTAAGTTACTGGGGGAGAAATCCCCCTTTAACTTGTTTTATTTTTTTGTAGGAAAAGGGGTAAGCTATGGACCCGTTTCAGGGAGTCAACCTTGCGCCTAGTCTTAACACGTTTAAGACTAAGACCAATAACTCGATGCTTCGGGTTAAGCAAGACAACTTAGATCCAATGAACGTCACATCGGATCGGATGAAGAATGGTATTGCCACTAAAACCAGTCGTGATACTGGTGTGCAGGGTACCATTACCGAATACCGTGATGACGTAGTAAGTGTGCTGGATGGTGTTATTGGCGCAATCTCCCATGGGTTGCTTAATACCAAGGACATTACCAAAAGTATTAAAGTTGGTCGTGACGGTGTTACGTTTGACACCGACGGTATCTTAGCAGCGGCTAGTCGACAGCTTGGGTTTCCTGTTAGCAGTGAATCTAATGCAATGCGAAAAGTTGCTAACGAGATTAACTCAGAGTTTACCCGCATTACTGGGGTTAACCTTGGGGGGCTGGTTACTACAGACGGTAAGAAGTTTGCCGCTAACAAGAACTGGCGCAGTATCATTGGCGGTAACACGTTAAAGATGCTTACCAAGCTCACCGGTGTTGACCAGTTTGTAGACCGCAGCGTTACAAGTGCTTTGTATAACACACTGTTTAACAACGCGGCGCAGTATGGGATGCGTAACGGTTACCGTGGTATCTGGAACAGCTATCCCGCTGGCTTTGGCGATGTACGAAGAGATGCCGCGTTAGAAGCTCTTAAGTACATGATCACCAATGGTGACATTAAAAGTATTAAAGAAGTTCTTGCCATTCTTGATGAAGACGATCTTGGTATTGAAAAGAATCGCAAAATGATTCGCTCCAAGTATCCAAACTTCATTGAGATCTTGTTTAGCAACTTTCGGTTTAACGATGATGTGTTCCCTGAAGACTATCCAGCACTGTTAGCTGACATGTTGGAAGTGTTCGAGCGTATCATTGGACCTAACTGGTGGATGAAGTACACAGAGTTTGGTGAGGCTGCTAACCTGGCGATCATGACTCGTGTCAGTAAAGACATGATTAAACTTCTTAGTGGCTATGAACCAATCATTCCACTGCTGTGTACTGCTGGTCGTTTTACTGAAAGCTCCGCCCTCATTGAGTTGCGTAGTCAGTTCAAAAGTGCTCCTAAGTTTCCCCGATAGCAAACATAATACCCCTACCTCCCGTTAAGGGAGGTAGGGGTATTAGCCTATATCTTTTTTATCGTGCAAGCGGTCTGGCAAACAGTGTAGAGAAAGAACCAACAATGGAGTCGGATACTTTAGAAGCAATGTTGTCAGCGCGGATACTTTGGCGCATGCTAGTTGCAACACCGGTCAAACCACGGTTAAGGCGACTGTACTTGAGAATGGTATCCAAGTAGGTAGTCCCCGCAATACGACCAAGGTAGTTGTTGTAACCAGTATCATCCGTCAAGATCTTGCTAGCAATCCCGCTAAGGTTAGTAACCTCCAGCAGACTGATAGAACGGTCAATCGGCACAGAGATGATTGGTTCCAAGTCAACAATGTTGAAGTCAATACGCAAGTTAAGCGGACGACGAGTCTTGGTCCAACCACGTTCACCATCACCCCAAGTAAGTGTTGCGTTCTCAACCATGCCTGTACGAATAAGGGAACGACCGGTACAGAAAGCTTTACACATAAACGGTGAGGTGTATGTACCAGCACCAGCCGACATAGGAGCAATCAGCGGGAGGAACAACGAGAAGGGAACCCAAATCTTCATCAACTCTTCATACGGGTGAGCGTATGTGCAGTGGAAGTAGATACTGTAGGACTCTTTGTGCAGGTTAGTCGTGGAACCGTCCCAGTGGTCTGCTACCTTAACGTAAGAGTTGTTAGTAAGAGCCAATGGGATGTTGCCAATAACAGTACCTGATAGAGCACCTTGGATACCTTCTTTAAAGGTATTAATCAAACCGTCAACAATACCAATACCAGTAGCGCCACCAGCAACGTCAAAGCGGAAATCGTTCGCTGCTTTAACTACGCTGTTGAATTTACTAGCCAGTGGAGATTGTGCATGCGAGTGAGCAAAGGAGTCAGTTGTAGGACCCGCGGCTCCATCTACTCTCCAGGTGATGGCGTCCATACCACCGTACTGTGCCGAACGCAGCAAGTCAAAAATGTCACCTGCCCAAGTGCGATCATCCGGGTTATCTTCGTAGAAGATTTGTTGACCACCAGCAACACTGGAGTCTGCCCCGGTATAGATCGACGAAGGTTTAGGACGACCAGCCGACTCGTTAGGGTTGCCTGTACCAAAGCTAGCTTCGCTAGAACCTTTACCAAGCTCACTAATGATTGTGCCCAGGTTACGCCCGTCTGCGCCATCAGCAGAACCGATGTTAGAAATGCCTGCGGTAGAGTTGTAGGCGTTTAAATAAGCATCACGCTGGGTATATGCACTGTCTTGTTCAGCGTAGTTAATCTCGCCCTCACGAGCACGACCAACAGAGTTCATCTCCTGTTCAACAAACGACTGACTAGGTTCGCCTGCCATGGTCACTTCATCAAATTCAACTTCTTCGATAATCTGACGACCACGAGCAAAGCGTTCTTCGACTGTATTAATTTGTTCGTTGTCCATCTTGGCAAGTTCACGAAGCATAACACGGTGCTTACGAACACCCTTCATGATAAGCCGCATAAGGTCAACAGTACCATCGTCGTTGATGACGTCTGGCATTAAGAGCCTTAAGTCAGCAAGACGTGACGAGATGTCGTAGTTAGGCTTAAGGCCAAACAAAGGATCATTCTGTTCCTGAGCCCGTTTAGGTAACAACGGGTCAATCCAGTTAAGTCTGACCATGATGTCGTTAAGCACACCAGTAGACGCCATGGTGTAGGCACCCATTGCAGGCTTAACGCTCCAGTAGGTGTTTACTGGGTTGTCCAAGAAGAAGTTAAGAAACTGAACACTAGCAGACAGTAATTGCATCGGGTAGAAAGCAACCGAAGTAATCGCCTGGCCCATGTAAAACGCAAGACCAGGTGCTCGACCTTTGTTAGCAATAATCGCAGCACTAGGACTAAACATGTTTTGAATAAATTGCAACATACCAGCAAACTGTGGAACACCAGGGACAATAGTCAGCAGTGTAACGTTATCTTCAATTTGCTTCTTGTAATAGGAACCCATCCCACCTTCGTGGCTTTGCAACAAACGACCGTAACGTGGATCAGTATACGGACTAGATTGAGGAACTGGGTTGATGTAACGGTTATCACCAGTAGCGCTACTGAATACGTTAAAGTACTTATCCCAGTTCATGCGCTCCATTACTTCATCGGGCGGAATGCCACGAGTAAGCAAGCGGAAAGAGTTAGAGATGATATCTCGATCTCTAGTTGAAATCTTGGCCATAAGAACCTCGAAATAAAAGGATAGAGGAGGAGGCCGAAGCCCCCACCTCCTCCTAAAATGTTAAATGGTTACCCGTTTCTGGGTTTCTTTGGATTTAAGGTTGTTGTTAGCTTCTATCAACTGCTTAACCACTTCACCTAAACCACCTGTTTGTGCATCCCCTTTGTCGTTGATAGCCTTCAGGAGATCTTCTAACAGGCTTTCAACTCTGCTGTTGTCTACTTGAGCCGGAGCCGGAGCAGATTGAGCATTGTTGTTGGCTTGGTTATTTGGTTGTCGCCGTTGATTGCTGTTTTCTGGTTGACCCATTGCAGCACCAGGTCCGGTGTCATACGGACTGTTAGGTCGCGGATTAACCGGATTACCCTTAGGCGGAGCTTCTCCTGGCAGACGTGGTTTGATTGGGCCACTACCTTCACCAGCAACCTCTGTCTCACCGCTCGATATAGACTCGGTTTCAACACCCATTTGTGGCGGTGGTGCGTTCAGATCCTTCTGTTGTACCGGACCGCCCCCAGTAGTAGTGTCTTGCCCATTAGTCGCATTGCCACCAGCGGCAGCATTGAACTTATCAGCAGCGGCAGCCGAAGCAAACCCTGCATGGACATGACCACCAGTAGCCCCGGCTGACATTCGTTTGTACTCATTGAGTACTAAGAACTCATTAGGCTGCAAACCGGCTTGTTGCAGCAGCCCTTTAACAATGGCAACTGCTTGGTCACTACTACGAACACCATCGGTAAGAGTGAAATCCAATGCCAACCCTTGGGTGTGCTTGGAATTTGGTTTGTTCTTCCGGTGCCAGCCATCGTTCAAAGAAGTAATCTCTTTAAACGTACTAACGTTAGACTGAACCAGTTGAGCCAAACGTTTAACACCAGGATGTGAGTCACCACCAGCAGTGGCTTCTGCACTTTTCAGACGAAGACCAGCGTTGTCAGAACCAGCACCAGACAATACAAACGGTTGACCTGAGCCACCCATGCCTGGATTACTGCCATACTGACCAGCGCCTGGCGCGCTACTTGGAGTGGAGTACATCCCACCGCCAGTAGTACCGGCACTCATTGGTCCACCAGCGCTTGCGGCGCCCAGAGGTGGAAGCGCAGTAGACTGACCAATAGCTGGTCCGTTGCTACTTTGTGCCCCACCGCTACCAGAAGCACCAGGGGTAGCAGCTGTGGCTGCACCAGAAGCGTCTGGAGTGTCTTTATCGTCTCCTGTCAACTCACCCTTACCTAGCTGATCCAAGTAGCTCAGATACAGCTTGTAGCGATCTTGCATGCCAGGTACTGGATTACCGCCGTTGATACCTGTTGCTGCTTTACCGAAGTCACCGTCGACTGTGATGCCTTGCAGCAGTTTCGAGTCCTTGTAGAACTGAACCGCAGCAGCAGCCATAACGTTTGGATCTTCAGACAGCAATTCTGGTTTGTTAACCAAATCGAGACCAAGGGATTGCCCAAGCTTCGCATAGTTATATTTACCAGTGGATTGCACAAACCCACGACCACGATATTTGTAACCGTCGCCAGGATCAGTGTTACCCAAGGAAGCACCTTTACCACCGCCATAAACAGTGTTACCGATAGCAACCTCACCCATAGCAACCAATTGACGGGCCTGATCAAGACTAGTAACTTCTCGGAACAGTTTCATCAAACGGGTTGGGTCTGAGTATTTCAGGTTCTCAACAGTGCGGCTGTAGTTATCACTTTCGTAGTTAGTCAGCGCCAGCATCTCGGCAATAGCACGAGGATCTGTAAAACCTTGTTTAAGCATTTCACGGATCATTAGCTGTTCTGCTAACTTCTTAGGAACCTTAACTCCGGTATCCTTACCACCATCGACTTTCTGAACACCAGTCATGTCAAGGTGGCTAGTGTCACCACTGCCGGTTAACGGCTTATAACCAAATTGGTTTTCTGGAGTACGGAATACACCGTTGGCCCCAGCTCCATAGAGGTTACCAGTACCAGCGCCTCTGGAAGTGCTAGTACCAAACTGACCACCAAGTGCCAAGTCCTTTTTGGTCTTGTATTGATCAGCTGTTTGTACGTTAGCCTGCTTCTCGGTCATCCCACCACCAACCTTGTGAGGGGAGATAGCTTTAGCCCAAGAAGACGTGTTAGTTTTACCAGCTTCCTTTTCTGGATCTTTAACTTTGGCTTGAGTACTTGCTTCACCAAGCATGGTCAGCATGCGATCTACTTTATCCGTTCTATCTGTCGAAACAGCATCTTTAAACGGAGCAGCACGTACTTTCCAAACTGGAGCGGTAAACGAACTCGTGATGTAAACTTGAGTTTGAACAAGACCTTGTGCTATTTCGTAACGAGCCGTAGCAGACAGAGTTTTCCAAACAACTCCTGGATTACCCTTACGGTAGTTAGCCATCAGCTTGACATAGTTAGACATGACTGGAGAGAAACGATCGCGGAACCACTTAGCCCACATCTCACCGTCGCCATCGCCTAAACGGAACGCGTCTTTAAAGAAGCTGTAAATCTTCTCAACGTCTCCGTTAAACACCACAGTATCGCTACTAAGGACAAACAGACTTTCACAGTAGCGCTCTAACTTCAGCACCGCTTCTACTCGCCAGCTAGTATCTTCATCATTACCATAAGTCGCCAATCGGATAGCGGTGAGCAAGCTCATTGCGCGATCGTCTGGCAACAGGTCTTTAATGTAAATACCTGCAATCTGTGGAGCTACTTTAAAGGAGGTGTCAAAACCAGCCAGTTGCTTATCGATATAGTCCAGTTTTTCCTTAACCTGGCTTTTTGTTTCGCTGCTAAGGCTATTACCGCCCTTGTCAAGGACTTCTTCTAGCCTAGCCTTTTCCGACTTAAGTGCAACAGCACCAGCAGGTAGGGCAATGGCTTTCAGATCTTCCTTATCGGTCTTGCGATCAATGTACTGTTTGAGCGCTTCCAGATAGTTGTTGATCCGGATAACGGTCTGCTTTTCCGCCATGATCGGTGTATCTTTGTCAATCTTGGCTACGATAGTGTACGGATAAGGGGCAACACTGCTAAGCGCTGCATGCGCTTGTTTAGCCACGGTGTATGCCGTCTGATCTTTAGACTTGTCGTAAGTCTCAAAGTCCTTAAACTTGGCAGCATCCAAGCAAGCCATGTAGGTCAGATAGACAGGTTTAAAACGACCATTAAACCAGGTAAAGACTTCAGCAATTTGTCTCTTGTCGTTAGGGTCTGCTAAGAAGAGTTTAAACACTTCCTCAAGAGGCGCATCTTTGGATATCGATGCACGACCATTACCAATAACGACAAACTTGGCCAACATCTCCTCAGCCTTGATTACTTTCTCTGCCAGATCACTCTCAACATCAGAGATACCGTACTGAGTCAATCGCAGCTTTTGTTGAGTTGACTGTCCTTCTTTGAACAGGCTGTAGAGTCCATAACCAACAGCACCAACAGCTAAAGCACCAAGAACCCAGGGGCTGCTCAATACTGCAACAGCACCAGTGGCAAGCCAGCCAGCTGCCGTAAGCAACGCGCCGCCAGCACCAGCCGCAACAGCGCCTAATTCAACACCAGCCAGCGCGGCTGCTCCAGACGCTAACTGATAACCGCCGTAAATCGTTGCTGCTGTGCTAACCGCACCGCCAACATGATCAGCCAGACCATCTTCTTCAATGATCCCGCTATCAACCATGTTGTCAGTAACCACACCTGCCAACATACCAAGCCCAATACCCAAACCACCTTTCCTGATCTTGGTACTTGGCTTTTTACGGTTTTCAGCACGGTCAGAACGACGCTTAGCCTTTTCTGCTGGGTGCATATCAGGATCACGGTCCATTACTGTGTCAAGAATGCTAGTCCCGGCTGCGGTGATGCTCTTGGTTTTAAGCAGCGTAAACAACCCTTTGGCAATGGCAGTGATCCCTGTAGCCATCAACGGAATGGTTTTGAGAGCCATTGACGCAAACGTACCCATCAATTTAATCGGACTCCACAAAGCTTTCATAAAGAAAGTAGAGATGGAGGTGATTGCAGTGAAAGTACCGCCAATCATGGACGCCAACATACCAAACAGGCCAGCCCTCTTAGGCTCTACCTTTTTCTCTTTGTAACCAAAGGCTTTGGCAATTTGGATAATCGCACCATCGCGTTCATCACGTTTAGCTTTTTCCTTTTGTACTTCCTGGTCGGCAAGAGAGTTCTTACGTAAAGGTTTACCTTCATGCAACGCGTCGATCTTTTCCTTGATCAGTTGACTGAAGTCTTTACGTTTAACGTCCTTAGGCTGCGCGTCTTCTTCCTCACGCACTTTAACCACTTCTTCTGGTACCTTGGCAGGGGCATCAGGATCAATGCCTTTCTGTGGGTTTACAGAAGGAGCCGATGGAGCGGCTTCAGGAACGTTACCATCCTCGTCAGGTTTCATATCCCACTTCTTCAACAGCAAGTGATAGATACGATCTACCGAACTAACGATAGGGGTGTAGTCGGCTTTAAGCATGGACGATGTTTTGTCGTATGCTTTGCCACCGTACTCAACCGCTTTGTCTTTACCGAACTTAAGGGCGTCCAAACCCCAACCGGCAATCTTGCGACTCAGGTTACCAAGCTTGTTAATGCTCACACCCATGGATGTAACAAGCCCACGATCGTAATCTTCCTGAGTGATCAGGAGGTTGCCATCTCGATCGTAAACAGGCCCGTCAATCTCATTCCAACCGTTAAGCATTACCGCAGTGCCAGTAGGCCCAACTTTGTAGTAGGCCCCGCCAGCAAAGCTCTTGCCGATCAGAGTAGGAGTCTTAGACCCTTCTTTATAAACATCCATTTGGAAGAAGCGAGTTGCGACCTTGTCTTTAAGGGCAGTGATACGCCCCATCGGATCAAACCATTTAAAGGCTGCCATCAAGGCTTCACGAAGTTTGTTCAGACCACTAAGGAATACTTCCTTGTTCTCAGCAGTAAACAGTTTACCTGCAAGACGCTGAGCACCGATGACTACGTTTTCCGCAGTATCTTTAACGCTACCCTTAATGTCTTTCCAACTCTTAATCAAGAAACCTTTAGTTGCATCGTAGTAATCGCCACGTTGCAATTTCCAAGCTTCCAGAATTGGTTTGTCTACACCTTCTTCGTAAAGGTCTTCGTTATCGTCTGGTCCACGAGCTTTAGCCAAGGAATGTAGTTTACCATAGGCCGTTGCGATTACAGCACCACCGGCAACCAATGCAGCAGCTTTAGGGTTATGCAAAGCAACACCAGCAAGACCACCCAACAAACCGCCAAGAATCAATGGCTCATTACGGAGAACTGTATCCACCGCTTTGTTGTAGAAGTCTTTGAAAGAGAACTGCTTGATCTTGTCCATGATCTGAGCAGTACCAGAACGCATGTTCTGTTCATCTTCCTTGTTAACCTTTTTAGGCTTGGGGACACCCTCTTGAATTTTGGTAAGAATGTCGTTACGCGACTGGGCCAAGGCCAACAACTGCGAAACGTCTTTAACCAACAGATCCATCCCAGTATTCAACGGGGTAAGATCCATGGTCTTCATCTTGTCCATACCAGCCGAACTAAGCTGTAAAGTTTGAGAGACGTCCTTAAGTGTATCAAAGCTCTTAAGTAATTCTTCCATACCCATCAACTTAACAGGTACCGGTTCTTCTTCGCCTTTAGGCTTGAATGTAAACTCCGGGATTTTTCTGGAGGCAATTGGGTTCATTGCATCTTGCAACGGATTCAGACTTGGAGCAAAGCCACCCATAGCCCTGGTTTTATCCGGAGCAGCATCAGGTATTGTTCCTACCGTACGCTTTTTGTTTGGGTCTTTCATGTACTCTTCAAGCACATTCCAGAACTTCTCTTCAGAGATGTCGTCTTGTCCGGTGTCTTTATCCGGGGTAATGATACCAGCGTTCTTCATGGCATCGTAATAACCAGCGGACTTGTAAGTATCCAAGGCATTAGTGATGTCAGGCATGAACGTAGACAGTGACCGTGCGGTATCAGCAAACTCAGGCAACAACTTGCGAGCTTTCTCGGATGGCATGTACGTCAGCATTGCAGAACGAGTTGTGTCGTCAGCATTACGGAACTTATCAACATGCTCGTCAGTGATATCAAACGTTGCCATTACAGCTCGTTTAATAGCTTCAGCTGTCTTTTTATCGTAGCCTTCGTTTTCAAGGTCAAGAAGGTTATACGGGTTAAAGCCCAGTTTACGGTCAGCGTCTTTAGCCAGATGCATTGCAAGCTTGCGTTTAGCGTCAGGAGTAAGCAATCCCTCCTTGTCCACTGAGTTAGCAAAGTTCATTGCGTTGCTGGCCTGGGAAGAGAACTGCCCATGGTCAAACACGGCATTAGTTACGGTAGCCGCTTTCTGCTGGCTAGTTACAAATTTGTTCTTAACGTAGTCGTATGAAACAACCCCAGTGTCGTCATTGCCAGTACGAATCTTTTCAAGCGACTGGTGCAACAGACCAAACCAACGAGGGATCTCCTCGTTAAGAGTACGGTCAGAGCGACGACTCCAATAAGCCTGTTCATGGCTATCTCGAAGAGTCCGTTGTGCAAGACTGTACTTGGTGTTACCACCGACCCACAATTCATCCAGAACTTTACCGGATGCATTGTTAAACATGCCACGAGCTGACTTAGCAATAAACCATTGCGCTTTAGGCATTGGCTTCTTGCCCTTGGGTACGGAGTCAACGTATTCTTCATAGGTCATCTCAGAAGCTTCATCAAAACCTTGACCTTGATAATGCTTGGCCATGGTGTTAACAAGTTCTTCAATGTTCCCAGTTGCGTAGTTTGCTACGTTACCGAGATCACCGAGACGAATGTACGCATCTTCAGCCCATTTAGACAATCCAGGAAATTGCTTCTTGAATTTGGCAAGGTACTCTTTACCCTTTGCCGAGCCCATGAGTTTGGGGATGTTGTTAAGGAACAAGCCAGCTGCCGCGTTACCCGCCATGCTACCAATATTGATTGGCATGCCTTCGGTCATCTCAGCAACCATACGCAGGCTGCCTGTGAGCTCACCCAGGTTGCCGGTAATGTCATCACGGGCATCTTTACCGAACTTGTCAGCAAAGTAGTCAGCAGCGCCACCAAAGCGGCTCTTGACGGTATTGAACACAGTTTCCCGAACGTTACGTTTCAATGCTTGGGAGTTAGTGGTCTTTTCGTAATCAGATTGTTGCGAGTACTTAACAATGAGTTTAGTCTCTTCAATCAACCTGTGCTGGCTTGCTTCCATGAACTTGTAATACTTGGAGCTGGTAAGCAACTGACGAGCTGCAACGGAAAGCTGCAAGTTGTCAGTACGTTGTTGAACACGGCGTTGATAATCCAACAGGTGTTCCAGCAACTGATTAGTGCGCAAGTTGGTTTGGGTTATCGCGTGCATGCCAGCAATGCTGCGCCCGCCAACCTGAGCCATCATGTCAACTGTTTGCTTACCAACTGCTTTAAACGTTTCACGAGATAATGTTGAGTTGGCATCTTCACTATCAATAAGCGCTTTGATTTCCTCGCTGGTAGTGTCACCCATTCGAGGAGTATCGTCAGTAGCTGCGGACGTTTGGTCCCAATCACTGAAGTCATGTTGGCTAAAGCCTAACAGTGCTCCGGAGATTTTATTAGGGATCTTATTTCCAGCAGCCTTCGCGGCACGCAAAGCCAGATATTGAAGGTCGTCTACAGTTTGAGAACTATTCTGCTTGAGGTCGGCAAAGATCTCGGAAGCACGGTCATTAAACTCTCTTACGTTGCGAAACGCAGGAGCCCAAGTTTCAGGTAATACCCGCTTTAAAGAGTTTATCTTAGCGTCGGTAGAACCGATAGTGCGCTCTACGATACCGTCAAGGAAACCGCTGACAGCGCTGCGCAGGAAACCTTTCTTGCTGCCGGGGCTATCGAAGTCCATGTCGAAGTCCATGTCGCCTTCGAATGGATCTTCACCCCAGTCGTTGTCAATGTCGTCGTATTCGCTCATTCTTTAACTCCATTAGGTCTCAGACATGAAACCCACTAACATAACGTTATTAGACCCCAGGACAATCGTCCCTGGGATCTTTAAACCTGTGACGTCTACAGATGCTTTTGAGGGTATGACCCAGAACCTTAACGAAGAAGGGCTTTACTCCCTGGAAATCTTCGGAAAGATGGGCACAAAGGAACGGGATAAGACAGAAGCGTATATTGATGTAAAACTTCCAATCTTTAACCCTACATACCTTAAGGCCCTGGGCCAAATCAAATCCCTCTATCTGGGAATTCTCAAAGGTTCAGAATATGCGGTATGGGACGAAAAGTCCAAAGATTTCATAAAATCCAACATCTTGGAAGGTCAAACTGGTTATAGTTTCTTTATCAGTCACTTTCTTGACTTGGTTGTTACGACCACAGATTCACAACGTCGTAAACAAAAGGTTAAAGCAGTTAACATGTTTCGTGAGATTGCCTTGACCACTAAGGTGATCGTTCCACCTGCCGGTATTCGCGATATCCAGTTCATGCCTAACGGCGCACCAAGCGAACCAGAGATTACCGAGTACTACCGCAAGTTGATGTTCCGTACCCGGGTGGTTAGTATCTCCAACAAGGATGACACCGAGAACCCTTTGTACGATGCTGTACGCTGGGGTATCCAAAACTCCTTTAACGAGATCGACCATTACATCTTTGGTCTTCAAGGCGGTAAAGGCGGTATCCTCCAACGTCGTATGTCGACTCGTGGTGTGGTATCTGGCACACGTAACGTTATTACCGCACGTAAGGTCTCCAGAGAGTTTCTCTTTGAAGATGATGGTGTAGATCCTAACAGTGTCGATATGGGTCTCATGCAGGCTCTGCTGAACTTCCAGTATGTTTGTGTTCACGCGATGACCACTACTTATCTGGAAGGGATATTTACTGCTGGTAACCAGGTGGCTAAACTGGTTAACACCAAAACCCTGGAATACGAGTACACCGAGGTACTTCCGGCTACTGTGGACAAATGGACCACGGCTACCGGGCTTGGTAAACTTTTTAACGGTTTCTCTAACGTTAATTTACGCAACAAGCCAATCATTATTAGCGGTCATTATCTGGCGCTTGTCTACGATGATGGCAAAGAAGTAATGGTGCTTAGTGACATCAATGATTTGCCAGCAGGTCGTGATAAGAAGAAAGTAACTCCGATCACATACATGGAGTTGTTCTACTTGTCTTGTCAGGCAGCTATCAGGAATCAAATGAGTCAACAGACTCGTTATCCAATCATTGGTATTGGTTCTATCTTCCCGGCTAAGGTAAACCTGCTGACCACGGTTGGTAGTAAACGTCGAGTTCTCCTGGATACAACGGGAGAGGTAATTGGCGATCTGCCACGTTATCCTGTAAAGGAAGGCAAACCTGATTACTTTGACGCAATGTCGGTAGACCCTACCCGTGAAGCAGGTCTCGACTCTGACCACGATGGCGATGCTTTGAACAGCAACTCTCTTTGTGCAGAAGACTCGAAAGACCAGGCTAAAGAGTTGTTTGGTAAACGTGAGTACTACATCAGTGGTAACGGGAATTTCCTGTATGACCCTGTTAACGAACCATTGATGTTTGTATTGAAGGCTGCTACCAGCGGCATGAGGAATCATAAATGAACCTGACTACGAATCCCGCGCTTAATGCGGTGACTGGTGACGAGGCGTTAGCGCTTTTGTATACCCAGTTCCACCGCATGTACGTGATGCGTAAACGGCAGGAGCTTGTTAGCCCGCGCTTCTTGTCGATTAGTGACATTACTCTCCCAAGGATGTCACTGCTGCACTATTTCCCTAATACTCCTCTGGAGATAGGTCCCAGTCGTAGCGAAGCATTTGTAAGTAACTTTGAAGGTGATGTGTTTCTGGAGTTTGTCCCTAACTACAATCCAGTAATGGGCAGTGGCCGGGTAATTCCTTTTGAACCGCGTAAAGCGATCCAAGCATATCGCGCTTCTCATTTCAACTATAACTGGACTAAAGAGATCCAGACCGTTTATAACAAAGAGCGTAACTTGATTGTTAAGAGTTACGGCATGTTTGACCGGATGTTTGTGCAACGTCCAAGTATCTTTGTTAATTACGAAAAGTATTACAACCATTTCAACGCTTTGATGGACGGTATTAATACTGAGGTAAATCGTCCTGGCATGAATCAGCGCATGCAGTATATGCGCATTGACTTGCCTATCAAGTTTCCTGGGTTTAACGATTTGATGATCGACTATGATCATTACATCAGCAACTTTAACCTAAGCACTAAACGTCCTGTGCCAAGCAACCAAACTGTTCGCATGAACAAGGCAGAGGGTAGTTACTGGCTTCTTGATTTCATGGCTTTTGCTTTTGGTGATTACGAGTACAGTTTGTTTGACAAGTTGGACGATGACGCATTGCGCACGTTGCACGTCATCTTTGTGTTTGATAGCCGCTGCCTGGTTGTCAACATGGGTACTATTAAAGAGTGGCTTGACCAAGAGAACGATAAAAAGTTCCTGGCTAAGTTAGCTGAAGCGGATATCGCTCATGCGCTAGAAAACGAAAAGCTAGTTGCTGCCGGAAAAGCACCTAGCGAAAGGAAAACTGTGAGTCGTCGTTTGGGTCACCCTAAACGGTTAAACGCAGCTAAACGGTTTTATCTTGCGCTGATGAATCTCTCTAAGGGTGGCATCACTGAGGTAGAGAAGGAAAACCCTGACAAGGATGATTCAGATGGAGAAGCACAAGCTACCCCGTTGGCTAAGGGACAGACAGGCCGCCAGGAAAAAGAAAGCAGCCGACAAGAAGAAGGAACGGTTAACGACGACGTCAGTAACGAAGATGAGAGCGGCAATGATAATTCTCATGGCAATCCTCTTCTTGCTGCTCTCGCAAAAAATATCGTACGCGATAAAGCACCAGATGATGAGCAAGGAGACGAGGGAAGTCGAGATATTGTTGAGAGTGATTCGGAATGGAACTCGGCAGTAGACGACAAGCTCCTGGAACAGGAAACTTCTGTTGCAGAAATCTCCGTTAAGGAAGATCCATTTGCATCTCCAGAAGACGGCATCGCGCTAGCTCTGGAAGAACGTGCACGCACCACTGGTAACCTTAGTGTTGCAGAGCAGCAGTTCTTTATGCGAAAAGGTACTCAGTTCAAGCATATTGAAATGGGTAACGGCCAAACGCTTGAAGAGTTCATGAAGGTATCCCCAGAGGAACTGAAAGAGCTTAAAGCTGATGGTTTGATTACCGGTGAGTTTATCACCATCCTTGACGAGAGCATGCTTCAGTCAAAAGCTAAGGTGCTTAAACAGACCTATGCCAAGAAGTTCCTGCATAAAGACATCGCAGCTATGGCGGTTAACATTCAAAACGCCGGTGTTGCACTTAACAACTTTAAGTTGGAAACGGTTACCAGTGTTGAAGGTGAGTATGACGTTCTTAGCGTTCAATTCCACCCTGTCAATGGTGATCAATCCACTCACGTTATTCGGTTCCCTACGGTCCAGGATGACGCTACCTTTACGGTAGACGGTGTTAAGTCACACATGCAGCTGCAACGTCGTGAGCAACCAATTCGCAAGATTGGTCGAGCTAAAGTAGCTTTGAGTAGTTATTACCCAAGCCGCTTTATGGTTACCCGTAGTCGGAAGGTTGCCCAAGACCTGGGGATCTGGCTGAGTAAGCAGGTTCTTAAACAAGGTGAAGCTGGGGTCCTTACTTTTAACCGTGGTAGCCAGTTTGATCAAAGCTATCCAAGCCCTCGTATCTACAGTGCGTTGGCTACTCGTTTCCAATGGATTAAAACCAAAGACTATACCTTCGACTTCCGATTGGCAGAATTACTGGAGAAGCATCCTGAGTTCAGCAAGTTCACGAAGAAAGATGGTTTCCTGATCGGTGTTAAGGGTAAAGAGCCTTTGACTATCGACAGCTTTGGTAATATCTTTAAAGGTGATGAGGACGTAGGTACTATTGAAGAGTTAATGGGTTTCACGTTGGCTAAGGCGCCTCTTGAATATGCATCCATTAACATCAGTGGTTATCTGTTTCCAATCGGTGTTGTTCTTTGTTGGTACTTTGGTATCACAAAACTGCTTGAGGTGACTAAGGCCACCACTCGTAGCGTTCCAGCTGGGACTCGTCCTAAGTTGGCAAGCGATGAATACGCAATTACCTTTAACGATGAGTATTTGATCTTTGATCGTCGTGAAAAGTTTGCCACCATGATCTTTGGTGGGTTGGTTGGTCTTGGCAACATCAGCAACTTTAGCAAAAGTGATTTGAACAACAATGGTGTCTGGGGCCCGCTCATGGCTGACCCTAAAGTTAAGGCTCGTCATTTCAAAGAGATGAAGAACACTTACGACCTGTTTGTTGATCCGATTACCAAAGAAGCTTTGCGTCGTCTTAAGTATGCCGATTCTTGGCACTACCTACTGCTTGATGCTGTAGAGCTGCTGGAGACTGATCAGACTCGTAACGAAGTAGAGCTTGAAGAACAACGTATTGTCGGCTATGAGCGCTTTGCAGGTCACCTGTATGGCGAGTTCTGTGAGGCAGTGCGGAAGTACAACAACAAAGGGACTGATCGCAAGTACAAGCTTGAGATTAACCCTGACGCGGTTACCATGAAGATCATTACCGATACGTCGGTAAACTTGGTTGAAGAAGTAAACCCGGTTCACCAATGTAAAGATCAGGAAGAGGTCACTTTTGGTGGTACGGGTGGTCGTAGCGAGATCACTGTTGTAGAGCGTGCTCGTATTCAACTTCCAAGTTACAAAGGTCGGATCAGTGAGGCTAACAAAGATAGTGGTAAGGTAGGGTTTGTAACCTACACTACCAGTGACCCTCTAATTGCAGACTACCGTGGCAACATGGACATGCTCGGTAAGCCTTCTTACACTGGGCTGATGTCTGTAACTGGTAACCTGTCACCCTCTATTACCAAGGATGACTCTAAACGTCAAGTCTTTGTGTCTACGCAATGGTCGCAAGCAGTTAGTGCTAGCAACTATGAGTGGAGCACCGTGCGTACCGGCTACGATTCTGTATTGGCCCACCGCACCTCCACACTGTACAGCAAGGTTGCCAATGACCATGGCCAGGTAACGGGTGTTGAGAAAGACCAGTTGCTGGTTACTTATTCCGATGGCACTACCGACAAGTATCCTCTTGGATTTGTTATTGGGGAAGCGAGTGGTGAATACCACAGGCATACCCGTGTTACCGATCTTAAAGTTGGTGACAAATTCAAGAAGGGTGACGTTATTGGTTGGGATGAGCAGTGGTTTAAGCGAGATCCTTTTAACCCTGGGCAGGTTGTTTTGCTCACAGGTTACCAGGTTCGTATTGCCATGGTTGAAGACCAAGACACGTATGAAGACTCCATTGCAATGTCGCGTGAGCTTGCATCCATCTTCATCACTCCGTTCCTTAACCCAGTTCCATTTACCATGCAGGCCAATCATTCGATTGCTTTGCGGGTAAAGATTGGGGACGAAGTCGATTATGATGCGATTTTATGCGAAATCGAAGACAGCGCCGCTTTTGGCGGTACGTCTGAGGTACAGGATCTTTCCAACGAAATTAACCGTTTGGGCATTCGCCAAATTCGCTCTAAGAACCACGGCACCATTGTGGACATTGATGTCAAATACAACTCCCCTTTTGAGGAGATGTCCGAGACAATTGCAAAACTGGTTAAGGATGGTGACAAGAAGCGTAAACGTTTCATGGAAACTGAAGGCAAGAAGCCAGTAACTGGGGCTGTCAACAGTAACCTTAACGTAGCTAAACCTGTTATCCCGCCTGGACTGGTTGCAATCACCATCTACATCGAGACGTTGGACGGAAGTACAACGGCTGACAAATACGTTCTTGGCAATCAGATGAAGGCAACCACTGGTTATGTGATGCCTAAAGCTATTTATACCAAGAGCGGTAAGCGGGTGGATGTCAAGAAGAGCTTTAAGGGTGTACTCAACCGGATGGTTAACAGCTTGCGTGACGAGGCTGTTACCGGTGAGCTGGTTTCCGATGTTTCTCTTCAGGCTGCAAGAATTTACAGAGGTAAATAAACAATGGATTACCGATTGCTTAATGCAATCCGGGACTTTCAGGTCGCCTCGCAAGAGTGCGACCTTTACTCCGGATCAATTGACGGCAAATGGGGTAAAGGTAGCGTTGTTGCTGCCACCGCCATTTTTACTGATTACAATCAACGTGTTAACGGTGGTCGTCATCCGATCATTCCGTTTCCCATCCCAGCTACTTGGGATGATGGTAGCGAAGCTATTAAGGTTATCCAACGTAACCTGAAACTGTTGAACCTTTACTCCGGTGACATTGACGGTGTTTGGGGTGAGGGTAGCAACGCTGGCCTGCTCAAAGTGTTTAACAGTTATCGTGCTTACAACAAGATTCGCGGTTATGACCTGGCGTACAGCACTAAGGTGCCTGCTGAGTTCCTGGCCAAAGTTAAGTCTTGGGTTGGCAGGAAAGGTTACTGGGCCCGTGCTGGTTCTGACCTGATGGCTTGCATGAAGTTTGAGTCGGCTGGTACTTTCAGCCCTACCATTCAGAATCAAGGTGGTGCTCAGTACTTTGGTCTGATTCAGTTTGGTAAAGATGCCGCCACTGACCTGGGTCTTACCCTTGATCAAATTAAGGCCATGTCGCAGTTGGAACAATTGGACCTGGTCTTCAAGTATTTCGAAATGTGGGAGAAGCGCGGTAAGGTCTACCGTCGTCTGGAAGATTTCTATCTGACTATCTTCTATCCTGCTGCTGTTGGTAAAGGTCCTAACGAAGTTATCTTCCGTCGTGACTCCACCGATCGCATGAACGCTAAAGGTTATGTTCAGAATAAAGGTTTTGATGCGGCTAACACCGGCGTCATCACCGTTGGTCAAATTTGCGAGCGGATGTATTCGGAGTATTACGAAGGTATGCGCCTTACCAACCGTGTTCGCGTAAACACTCTCTACTGATCCAGGGGAATGGTTCATGTCTAAAGATAAATTGATTGGTGATGTTATCACCATCGCAAACACAACTGAGCTGGTGAAGAACACCATTGCTAAGTTGGGTTTGACCTACATTGCCCCGCTGGAAGAGTCTGTTCAAGACGAACAAATCAGCAAGGCTGTCATCCGCCGTATCAAGAAAGGGGCTAAGCAATGATTCGTCCATCTAGCATTGCCCTGGCAGAGCTGATCGCGGTTACCAATCCCGAAGTACATCCAACGGACATTATCGAGGGGCTCAACGGCGAGTCGTTTGGCATGGTTCCTTATTCGGATAACTACCGGAAAGAAATCGTTGCCGTTACGACCAGCGACAATAATGAGCACACTGCCTACATGGGCGCTTCTAGCACCCGCCTGGCAGAGATCATTACCGAGTCCATGGAGAACATCAGTTCTTTCGGTAAACCGTTTGCATCGCTGCTCAGCCAACGTATCGCGGTTGTTTATAACCGTAGCCAACTGAGTCGCATTGCCGGCCGTTACTTCGGTCCGTCGTTTACTTCGTTGGACGATCAGTTCTTTTCTTCTGACCTGTTTCCTACTTCCTTTGAGAACGACGGTTACAGCTACGACGCAATTGATCTGAGCGTGTTGAGCAAGTTGACTTTCGACTATCCAACTAGCGATCAGGTAACTGAGTTTGTTGGCAGCACGTATCCAGACATTGTTGAAGTTCTGCGCGATCGTGACCACACCGCCAGTTCGGCAGCTGAAGTGATCGGTAACCTGGACTCACTGAAAAGCATGTTGGTTAACAACAACAACGTGTTCAACTTCAATCAGCTGAAATCCACCAACTCCGAGCTGCTGCTCAAGATCTACGTGATCCTGACCCGCATGTACGGCTCTACTGCTCCAGTGCCGTGGCTCAAACAAGGTCAGCTGTCTGATTATCGCGAGTACGTAAACTTCCTGTGGAAGGGTCTGACTCGTTACATCATTAAGCTGCGCAGCGTTATCAAGCAATACCAAGAGCGTGAGCTGGTGTTGACTGAGGTTCGCCCTCCTCGTTTGCTAGAATCCAAGGAAGAGCACGAATCGGGTGTCATGCTGATCGACGTTGAAGCGACGGTCTACTACACCGATGCTTACCTGGAAAAGGTTACCTCTGGTGGCAACTCGATTACTGAAGTAATCTTGGGTTACTACTGGAACCGTCTGCGTGGTGGAAACGCCACTATCAATGACGTGATCAACGATCCAGGTCGCTTCCAGGCAGAGTGTGGTGCGTACTACAACTACGTTCACGAAAAGCTCCAGAGCCTCGGCTACAAGGTTTTTGTGAAGATGGGTATCGACGCTATTGTCGAATACATCTCGAGCAATGAACTGGTCGCAGAGCGTTCTGCCGAGATCCGTGGTAATCGCGGTACTCTGTTGAAGACCTGGGTGACGTCGACCTTTGGCGCAGAGCTGGAGCAGTGCTACAACCAAGTGGTTGCACTGAAAGTTGGTACCAGCGACGCAATCAGCTCCGAAGAAGAAATCGGCGCCACGCTGACTGATGTGATCATGTCTTCTCGTCTGGTACCTCTGTTCTTGCGTGCACTTAACTGCACGTTAGCTGCTCAGTTGCTGGAAGATACCTTTATCACTCAGTCTGGTGAAGACAACATTGTGGACCAGCGTCAGCGCCTCCACGTAGCTGTCATTAACCTCATTGTGGGGATCTCTCTCGAATGAACCCACTTGGCCTGAAACGGGAAGAGAGCGCCTCTTTCAGAAGCAGGGCCATCACGGTACTACCTGACAAGTCTGTTATCGCAAATCGCCGACTGGATGTTTACGTCCCCAAGCGGTTTGTTGATAACGGAATGGCTACGGTTAGTGACAAGGTCCATACCGCTGCCGTGTTGGGGTTGGTTATACCGGGGGAGAGTTACGCTCCCCTGATCGCCCTGATGGACATTACTTTGGTTCCTTTGAACATCCGAGAGGCTAGCATTGAGGGTGTGCCGTATCTGATTCTTGAGTTTGAAAAGGGTGACACCGTATTTGACAGTTTGGAAGTTATCCAAGATCCTAACAAACCGTTTGCGTTCATGTTGGAGTTTTATTACTACGCCAAGATCCCTTGGTATGTAAACCACCTTGACGTACTTGGTATGTTTGACTACGCCAAGGCTGAATGTGGCAGTGAAGTTGGTAGTAGCTTGCAGGTTGTTCGAGTACTCACCTCAATTATGTTTCGCGACCCCGATGACCCCTTCAAGGCATATCGGTATAGTGAGGCTGCAAAAGAAGGTAGACCTCCTCTAATCATGGGTCTTAACAACGGCAGTGTTTTGATCGACGGTACGTTTGCCAAGATTACAAGTGGTTATCTCCAAGATAACACCTTGGCTGCAATTGTTAACCCTGATGACAAGGTAACGGACTACGAAATGATTATGAGGGGTATTCCTACATGAGCAAGATCATTACTTTCGGGAGCACGGTACTCGATGCCGGCACTCGGGGTATCATCAAACCGATGGAGCCAGGTGGGCATTATTACCTGGTTAACTCGGGTGGTTTCAACATCGAGAACCGGAGCGGTATTAAGTATCGCTTCAACCAGTATCTGAAAGAGTGCATGCGCCCTGACAGTGATCTCAACCGTCGTATTAGTGAAGGTCAGCTCCAGTGTGAACTGGGCCACCCTCCACAGTACTACTGGGAGTGGATTAACGGGCGTATTGTTCAAACCCCTATCACTGATGTGTTCCAGTGGATTCATCGTCTTCGGACAATCCTGGAGCCTAACGTGTGCGGTTCTATCCGGAAGATCCATTGGATCATGACGGGTGGTGACAACGATCCTGTACACAACAAGATCGAAGTTCGTCCTTTTGGTGTGCACGCACAGATTCTGAAAGACAGTCTGGAAGATCCAGACATGAATACCGCTTTCAGTATCCGTACTGTGACCAAACCGCAGAAAATGGGTGATCGTGTTCGTGAAGTTGATTTCTTCACTGGCTACGATAAAGTGATCGAACAAGGCATGTTGGAAGCATGCAAGTACCGGACTTCTGGTTTGGAAGACTTCATGTCTCACCAACTGAACGCCGCTCCTGCTGAAATGCACATTAACGTTGATGAAGCTATCTACGTTTGTGAGCGTGAGATGCAACGTGAAGCATTCCAGATGCGCTACGCTGGCACTGAGGATCACAAGCAACTGGTAACCATGATCGAGCAACTGAAAAAGACGTATCGTCATAGTGACCCAGTCAAGCTGAAAACCACTAACGCATTGAACGTGTTCTAATAAGTACCTAAGGTGGGGAAACCCGCCTTAGGCTTATAGTTTATTTTTGCTACTTAGCAATGGTATACCCAAACCGGGTACAAATCACTTTTTGTTTGGAGTTACATCATGACCCCTGAGTTTATCGCCGAACAGCGCAACATTCACATCCTGGACGGTATCGCAATGGTTTCTACCCTTCGTGAAGCTGCCGGCGCTATCGTGGTTTTGCAAGCACTCCTGGAGATTTCCAAGGATGAGTGGAAACGCACCTACGACGCCGCCAAAGGCACTCACCTCATCAAAGACAACACTGTCGGCAGTTTGAAGTCTGATGCCATCTTCACTTACATCTCCAAAGTGGTCAAGACCTATCTGAGCGCCGACGGCATTCGTTCCACGGCCTGGACAAAGAACACCATCAGTAGTGAAAACTTCACTACCAAGACCATTGCTGGCATCTTGGCAGGCTCCCCTATTTCCAGCCACGAAGACCTCTTCCGCCCTGTGGCAACTCGTCTGCTGGGTTTTGATGACCAGTTGGTTGAAGCAGCAATCTCCGGTGACAGTCTGGTCCGCGCTACTGCGCTGGTAACTTACCTGGCCAGTCGTTTTGACCTGAGCGAAAGTAAAGAAGACATCCTGGATATGTACGACCGGGAAATCAACTTCATTGATGCACTGATCATCACGCAGGGTCTGACCCCTCAGTTCTACATCGACAAGGTCAACGCCATCGTTGCTTACCTGAGCAGTGAGCTCGAGCATGGCGACCCGCACGTTGTCAATCCGCTGAACCTTTTGCGCCAAGAATAATTCAAGTCTATATTACTTAGATGACCACGCAGGCAATTGCCTGAGGGGAAGTGTACCATGCTTTTCCTTGTTGTCTAAGTAAACTCAATTTCAATCCCCCGATAAGAGAGAACCGCATGTCTTTGAACAATGAATACGTTAAGTTGATGAGCGCTGGCACCAAGAACCTGGTAGACAATGCCACGTTCCACAAAGCCACTGCAACCGTCACCTTTGACGCATCCAAGCTGGAACTCCCAAAAGGCATCACCGCTGACTCGCTGCAAACCCACGTATCGTTCATCAACGACACCTCTGGCCAACTCCGCAATGCCGTTGCTGAAATCGCCCGTACTGAATTCGGCAACAATGACAAGCTGACCACGCTCGACGGCGCGCTCGAATTCGGCGGTGTCACCTGGAACAGCGCACACCACCTAAAACAAAACCTGGGTAACGACGAGCACATCTACGGCGGTAGCACCACTACCATCTCGTACGCTCACTCCCAGGATCACGCTGACTACCTGGCTGACCAAGACAAAGTCAACATCGACATGGCCACCAAGCTGTTCGGCTAAGCCGTCCTGAATCTATCCCCAGGTAATACTGGGGATAGCCTCTATGCCGCATTTTTATTTTAGGAAACCTAGATATGCTTATTTGGCCTGGCGTTGTATCTGCAATACTTATTGTGTTTTGGTTGTTGGCTATCTTTGTATTTGCTGAAGGTGTTAACATGATCCTTCACGCGTACACCTTTGGTATTACTAACAAGAACCGTATTAAAAAGATTATCATCGGCCGGGGTATTGACGTGTTTGCCATCTTCTCCGGGCTCTTTGTTTTTGGCAGTGCGGTTTATTACGGTTGGATGATCTACAAATTAGTAGGTGTATAAATGCCTGCTGAATTAATTGTTGCCTTGTGTGTTGTTTATTTAACTTTAACAATCTACTTCCACAAAGATCTTTTAAAGATCGCTGGAGCTAGACTGGTTCTTTCCCGATGGGACCCGATTGCCTTTGGTGTTGTACTCAACAATGTAGTTGTTGTGCCGTATCTGCTTATAAACGTAATTTTGCTTATTGGCAATATTCTTAGAATCTGGAGTTTGTGATTATGAAAGATTTTGTTTACGCACTGGATCAACGTAATCTGGGCAGGATTGTTCCGATAACTTCGTGTGAAACTTACGACTGTTTTGATCTGGTTAAGTTTAGTGACATTAACACCCGTGTGGCCAGTATGTCGCTTTGCGGTGTTAACACTAACTACCTTAGCGTTATGGGCTTTGCAGCGCCGCTAGTGCCTTATGGGATCGTCCTAAGAAGTATTCCGGGCCGGTCCTTTGATGGGTGTAACTTTGAACTTGCTTTGTACAAACAGAACAAGAAAGATCGTGCAGTTTTAAGTATTGGTTTAAGTGGTAGTGTGCTTGTTGACGATCTTGAAGGCGTTAGCAAATTCGTAGCACCCCCAGGACCTGGTATTGGCGGTGGTCCGTTGTCCTATCACGACTTCCCAGAAGTAGTCGATAATGCAGGTCATCGTATTATCAATGATGAATTGAAGTACTACCTGGCCAGCGGTCCTTTACATCATGGTGTCTTAGGCTTTATGCGCGATGGTGTTAGAAAGCCAGGGTATGTTGGTGCTCCTCATATCTGTCTTCCGTATTTGGTGGAAGTTCGTTATGACGTCGTACCCAAGTATTTTGATGAAGATAAAGAGTTCATTGGTTGGTTTAAATATAATCAATTGTTAAGTATTGTCAACATGCAGATGGCCGTCAGTCTTGATCCGTTATTAGCTAATAATGAATTACGGTTTGCTGATCTGGATCTGGATGCAAAAATTAAAGGCAACACTCTTGTTACCATGGAACCATGGAGCGCTAAACTAATAAACGATTTTAGCCTAATAAGTCTGATTGACGAAAAACTCAACCCGGAGTTGTACTAAATGTCTTTGAATATCATCGTCCCAGTTTCAGGTGGTCTTGAGTCCACTTACTTGCTTCAACATGCAATGACCATGCGCGCCAAGATTACCGTTGTGTATATCAACGTGTCCGGTGTGGCGGAAGGTAGTGTGGGAGAGCTTTTGTCTATGAACAAAACTCTTGATTACTTCCGTTCTAAAGATTTAGATAAAAAGCAATATCCTGGTGAGATTGTAGAAGTTCTCTATTATCTTGCCAAGCCTTATTTAAATGTGCTTCACAGTAACGGATATCATGGCGAGACGCAAAACCGCCAGGCAAACAATATTAACCAACAGATTTCAGTAGTTATGGCATTAACTAAACTGCGTTCTGCTTTGGTTGCACACTCTAGAGGTGTTGAATCCCCTACGGTGTTAATCGGTTGGCTTAAAGAAGACTCATCTGATGTAAGTTACGATGATTACGATTTCAGTGCAGCCGAGTACCAAGAGTTTCTAAAGCTGCCCGTAACCTTGGGTCGCCTTTCTAACTCCGATCGTTTGGCAATTCCTTTCCGCGCCCCATTGTGGGAAATGACCAAACAACAAGTCTGGAGTAAATTAGACCCGGCTCTTGAACCATTCATTATTCCTAATGGGTGGTGCAAGTATGAAGAAGAAAACTCTTGGGTAATCCACACACCATTCGACAACAAAAAACAAGAGTATGTGGATGCGAAGATACCAATTGAAGAAAAGTACACTTTGCAAATAGAAGAAACTGATCTTGGTTTCTTTGTAAAGCGTTTGCTGAAAATGGTTACTTGGAAAGATTTGAACTTGCCACGAGAGGCGCAATTTCTTATTAACCTTGTTAATGATCAGCCGTTTATTGATGCTCGTGAAAACTTTATTTACGAATCGCGGCTTACAGTCCTTAAAGACAATTTTAAAAATGCAGTAAAAGAGCTGTATAGCGCAGCAAGTCGTTTTGAATGGCCAACGCCCCCAGTTGTAGAAGAGCCCATCCTTGAAGACCACCCATCTTCTGTAAAAGGCGATGTTATTGTTGCCGAAGATGAACAAGTTGGCGAACGGATCTCAGAAGACAGGCCTACAGTTTCTGTTGCTCTGAGACAAAATGTTGCTGAACGTTTTTTAGGGGATAGAGATGTATAAAGGTTATTTTCTTGTAGTAGAGGGTATCGGTGGCAGTGGCAAGACTTCTTTGTGTGACTCAATCGAGCAGTGGCTCAAAGAAAACAATGTTGACTACATTCGTACGCATGAACCTGGTGGCACTCCTGCGGCTAGTGAGCTTCGTGTTCTCTGTCGGAGTGGCATTGTAAATGGTGAGAAGTTAACACCGTTGGCAAATGCAATGTTGTACATGACCGCTCGTGTACAACACGTAGAGACTGTTATCAAGTCAGCCCTTGAAGCTGGCAAAGTTGTTCTCTGTGATCGTTATGTGTTGACTACGTACGCTTACCAGGGCGCCGGTGAACGACTATCCAGGTTTACATTGGAGCAGCTGCATCATCATGCAATTGGGTTGATGCCAGACAAGACTATTGTGATGCACGGTGATGCCGAAGTGTTTAATGCGCGTGTGTCCGACGCTGAAAAGCTGACAGACCAATTCGATGCAAAAAACATTGACTATCAAGATCGTCTTCAGTTCGAGTTTGAACGCACTACTGAAGAAAATCCAAAAGCTCACTGGATGGTTGATGCTGAAGACAGTAAAGAAGGGGTCTTTGAGCAGGTAGTTCCCTTGCTTGTGGAAATCCGAGATAATCTGGAAATCCCAAAACGCTCCATTAATTTGGAGCAATTTGTTGTAGAAGCTGATAAACGTTTGGGTGAGTTCTATCAGGATTCTTCTGCGCTTAGCCGGATTATTCCCGGGTACGTGTCAAACAAAGGCCTTTAAAAATAAATAAGTGGGTGGGCAATGTTCATTTACCATTATTCACCGTTGTTGTTTGACACGTTGCAAACAAAGCGTAGGCGAGGGGCCGCCACAGCTGAAGAAATACGTAAAGCTCAAACTCAAGCAGTACGTATCCTTCAGCCTGGTGCGTTGTACGTAGATCACCTCTCGTTCTTCTTTGAACCGATCCCTTCGGAAATTCTTCATGTTCTTTATGGGCATGACCATCCGGTTTGGTTTGCTGGCAGTGAGTTGTATGAGTACAAAGTAGACGCAAGCAAAATCCCTAGCAAAAGTCTTTATGAGGTTGTTGAGTCTCCTCGCGAGATTGCCGCTTTGGATAAGTTTGTTGCTGACAATAACTGGGTTGATGATGACCCTAAATTGTTAAAAGAGTGGTTTGCGTTCATCCTTGCTGAAAAGATCAAATGGGGTGAATACGGTAACGATCATAGCAAGCTGCTTTTACAGATCAAAAATGCACAAGGCACCCTTGAAGAGAATTTCTTTAAAGCCGTTAAACGAGATGACTTTAAAGATAACTTTAAGAAGTATGCTGCGAGTGTTTCTCATCTGATGCTTTATCCGGTTGGTGGTGAAGTTGTTGTGTCTTGTGTAAACAAAGTAACAATTGGTAGCAAGAAAAGAATGATTATCCGGTAATCTTCTA